AATCAGAACATGCCATCATGCAAAGCCTCGGCCACAATTAAAGTTGATGGTGTGGACTATGTTATAGAGAGGACTTCTGAAAAATACACCAAGAGGTTGAAGGGTATAGAGACTCAAGAGGCCAGTACCGACTTAGAGTTTTATAGTCAAGATTTGACGGGTAATGTGGTGGAGCTTAATGGAACGTCACGTCAAGATACAGATAAGAATGTTCGTAAGTACTTTGGAACTCTAAATGACTTCTTGGCCACGTCAATGGCCAGTCAACTAGACTCTCTTTCGTTTATAAATGAGGGCTCAACAAAGAGAAAGGAGTTTTTAGCAAAGTTTTTAGACTTAGAAATTTTTGATAAAAAGTTTAAAATGGCCAAAGAAGAATCTGCAACAACAAAGGCAGCTCTAAGAAAACTAGAGGATGTAGACTTTGAAGAGCAAATTAGCCTTATAAAGAAAGACATAACCAAGAGCGAGCTTGGAATCGAGTCTCACAAGGCGGAATGTAAATCAATGAGAGAGGAGCTGCAAACGCTTAACTATCAAGCAGAACAACTATCAAACAAGATTGATGCGGTGCCAACAGAAATCATTGATCCAGTGCTAACCCAAAGAGAGATAGATAGAAAAGAAAGGCTTATACTAGAGACGACAGCAAATAGAACCAACGCACAAAAGCAGTTAAAAGAAGATGAAGACAAGTTTGCAAAAATTGCCACCTTTTTAGAAGGTTTTGAAGTCTCCTCCTACCAGGAAAAGAAGAAAAGTATTGATACCAAAAAATTAGAACTGTCCAAACTTATAAGTGAAATGTCTGACTATTCTGATGAAAGACTTAGAAACCTTAGAAAGCATGATTTACTGGAAGGGGTGCCGTGCGGTACTCAATTTCCATCATGTAGGTTTATCAAGGACGCTCACGAAGCAGGTCAATTAGTTCAAATAGTTGAAAGCAAGATGAGTGTTAACGCAGTAGAGACAAACAAGTTAGGGCAAGAAATTAGCGATCTCAATCCGAGTGTAGTCGAAGATTACTTAGAAAAATACAACTTGCTAGTTGAAAAAAAGGGAAACATAGCAACAGCAATTGCGACTGCCAAGATAACAATCGAGAGGGCCGACGCACTCTTATTTAAAGAGCAAGTTTTGTTGGATGAGTTGAAAGCAAAAAGTCAAGAATATGATGAAAACAAAGAGGCAATCGAAAACCTAAAAGAACTTCTAAGCCACTTGAAGCTTTCTCAAAGATGTGTAAAAGACAAAGAAAAAGATATAGAGGTCTGCGAGAACAGGATAATGAAGCTTTATCAAAAACACGGTTCACTGGAACAAAAGCTTAAATACACCAAATCTCAGCTCAAAGAAAAGAAAACCCTAGAAGAGGATTTTGCAGCCTACCACCTTTTAATGACATGTTGCCATCCAAATGGTGTTTCCTATGAAGTTATAAAAAGAAGGCTACCATATATAAACCAAGAGATAGCAAAGATACTGACAAATATTGTAGACTTTGAAGTGTTTATACAAAACAATGAAGACAAGCTTGACATCTTTATCAAACATGCTAAGCATGAGCCGCGGCCACTAGAGATGGGCTCCGGAGCTGAAAAGACTATAGCCAGTATGGCAATCAGGCTTGCATTTCTAACTGTGTCGAGTTTACCAAAGTCAGATCTATTTATACTAGATGAGCCAGGCACGGCCCTCGATGAAGAGAATATGGAGGGTTTTGTCAGGATCTTGGATATGATAAAAGGATATTTCAAGACCGTTATTCTTATCTCGCATCTAGATAGTCTTAAGGACTGTGTAGATATGCAAATAAACATTGAGCGAAAAGATGGTTTCGCCCATGTAAACATTTAGGAGGGTTAAATGGTGGCAAGATTAAAAGCATTTGCAGACAAGTATACTGAAAGGTTTATATCAAGAAAGTTCCTCGCGTGGTTGACAGCTACGTTTCTTTGTGCTTATGGTACAGTGACAAGCGACAACTGGACCGCAATCACGTTAGCGTATATCGGCACTCAAGCTTTAGTAGATATGGCCGTAAAATGGAAGCATGGCCCAAGTGGTGAAAGCAGTGGAATGGATAGCTTTTAAAAAAGCAGCCAGTACATGCTGGCTGTGGCTAAAAAATCATTGGCAAATACCTTTTATCATAGCATGGTCTATGTTGGTATATTTTGTTTCGAGAAGAAACTCAGATGCTATAATCGAAGTTCTTAATGCAAGAAAAGATTCATATGAAAAGCAATTAAATGATTTAAAAAAAAGACACAATGATGAGATTATAGAAAGGGACAGGCTTATAAAAAGATATCACGAGGCGGTTTCCTTAGTTGAGAAAAAGTATGCCGAGAAAGAGAAAGAGTTAAGCTTGAGAGAAAAGAAAAGAGTAAAACAAATTGTTAGCGAATCAAAAGGGAACCCTGATGTTATTAAGAAAGAGATTGAAAAAAGCTTTGGCTTTGATTTTGTTGATTAGTTTCGTATCGACAACCGCACTTGCAACTCCGCAACCAGGAAGGTTCTCCAGGGTTCTAGAAGGCAATCCTGCTCCTTTTGATTCTTGGTGTTTCGATGATGTCGCGACGGCAAAAATTCAAGTTACTGCTGAGTTTGCAGACGAGCGCTGCAGATTGAGGCTAGATAGAGAACTAGAAAAACAGCGCGCTCGCTATTCTTTAGATATCCAAAATTTAAATCTTCGTATCTCCTCCCTGGTAGAAGAAAACAAAAACACCCTAACTATAAAAAATCAGGAAATAGAACGACTCGAAGCTGCAGCCCTTAAGCGCCCTGGTGACTACTCTGTCTGGTGGGCCACCGGAGGCGTTGTTGTTGGGGTCTTGTCAACGATAGCTATAGTGTTCGCAGTGAAGTAGAGGATCCATGAAGAATAAAGACTTTAATGAAATTGCAAAGTACGAAAAAGCAATAAAAGATAAGTATGGCCAAGAAGCCATACAAAACCCTAAGAGTACATGGGACCAAGAAAAGGAACAAGAATACCTTGAGAGTCTTAAGGAGTTTTATGCTAGAAAGGAAAGGTCAAAAACAGTAACAAAAAAAGAAGGGTTTGACTTAGTGTCAACAAAAAAGAAAAGAGTGAGCAGGACGTGCCCTGTTTGTTCTGCTTATTCCACAAAATCTATTGACGATCTGTATATGTTAAAGTTTGAATGCTGTTTTAATTGTTACATTCAGTATATCGAAGGTAGAGAAGAAAGATGGAAAACGGGGTGGAGACCTAACAGCTAACTATTTATAGTATAAACTATTTATGTTGAGGTAAAAAACATATGGCTACAACTTTAGAAATTATTAATGGTATCTCTCAGGTACTAGCAAACTCTTATGATGGCGCACTCGATGAGTCAGGCGAACCAGTAAAGATTGGGCTCCGAAGGGAGGAGGGCAATCCGCTATTGGATAAGCGCATAATAGATGGCTTCGGGGCACAAGTATCAGGTGACCGCCTTCACATCAAATACCACAGTGAAATACCTTTGAAAGAGGTTCACTCAAATGGCTTTGAAGGAGAGATGGAGTCCATGGTAGAAAAGGTTAAATCTTTTATTCAAAAAGAGTTTAAGAAAGTTACAAAAGCCTCTCTTTCGCTGTCAGACCCTAGCGAAGTTGATGTTTTGGTGGAATACTTATCTCGCATACGCTGCAGCGTTAAGGTGCATAAGTGCTATAAGATTGGTGGCACAGATGCCGAACCTAACGATTCCTATACAGATGGAAGAGAAGTAGAGCCTGAGTTCAAGAAAATGGTAGCACTGAGCGGCCTCGGCGGTAAACGGCCGTCAAATGAAAAAATAAAGAGCTAGTATGACCTTTTCCTTATCGAAGAAGGAAACAATGAAAGAGATAGTCAAGTGTGGTAAAAACCCAGACTATTTCATCAATACCTATGCAAAGATAACACACCCTCAGAAAGGCCTAATACCGTTTCATCTTTACGACTTCCAGAAAGATCTGTTGAATAGTTTTGAGGATTATAGATTCAATGTAATCTTGAAGGCTCGGCAGCTGGGTATATCCACTATTACCGCAGCGTATGTTGCGTGGATGATGATGTTCCATAGAGAGAAGAACGTATTAGTAATCGCAACCAAGTTCAATACCGCTGCCAACTTAGTCAAAAAGGTTAAAGCAATAATTAGAAACCTTCCGCCTTGGCTGAGGATTTCAAATGTTGACATTGATAATCGTACTAGCTTTGTTTTATCTAACGGCTCACAAATAAAGGCTTCCTCAACTTCCGGTGACGCCGGCCGTTCTGAAGCTTTGTCGCTTCTTGTTATCGACGAGGCTGCTCACGTCGATGGCCTAGATGATCTGTGGATGGGTTTGTACCCTACCTTGTCAACGGGTGGTCGCTGTATTGCACTGTCGACACCAAACGGCGTTGGTAACTGGTTTCATAAAATATATTCAGAGGCCGACTCCGGAACAAACGACTTTCATCCAACAATTTTACCGTGGGCTGTGCACCCAGATAGAGACTTGCAGTGGTTTGAGAAAGAAACGCGCAACATGTCTAGAAGGGAAATAGCACAAGAGCTTGAATGTAACTTCAACATGTCAGGTGAGACTGTGTTTTCTCCAGAAGATCTTGAATCGTTTCTTGATATGATTCAAGAGCCAAAATATAAAACTGGCTTTGACAGAAACTTGTGGATATGGAAAACAAAAGAAGAGGGTAAGGATTATTTTATTGCCGCAGATGTTGCTAGAGGGGATGGAAAAGACTATTCAAGTGCTTTAGTTTTCTGCACAGAAACGATGGAGCAGGTAGCCGAATACAAAGGAAAGTGCACACCTGATATTTTTTCTAAAATTTTATACGATATTGGTGTAGAATATGGGAACGCTCTTTTGGTTGTAGAGAACAATTCAGTTGGCTTTGCAGTCTTGGATAAACTGAGAGAATCCAAGTACCCAAATCTATACTATTCTATCAAGTCAACTCACGAGTTTGTAGAGGAATATCAGGCAGAAAATATGAGCAATGCAGTTGCAGGCTTTTCAATGACTTCTAAGACTCGCCCTTTGATAGTTGCAAAGATGGAGGAATTCATAAGAAACAACCTAATTAAACTGTATTCTTCTCGTATTTTATCAGAGATGAAGACATTTATTTGGAACAACGGCCGCGCCGAAGCCATGAGGTCATATAACGATGATCTAATAATGGCATGCGCTGTCGGATGTTGGGTTAGGGATACAGCCTTAACTAGCAACCAGAGGGACTTAGAATACAAGAAGGCTTTTCTGGGTGCGATAGCAAAGTCTAGTAATGAGTTAGACACAAGGATAAGCGGCATGATTGGAGTTAGAAACATGAAACTTCAAGACGCGGCAAGAAAACACTCCAGCAACTTGGAAAAGTTTCCATGGCTGTTTAAGGGATAAAAAATGGCAGACAACAACAAGAGAAAAACCAACAAGAACAGTACTAGGAACCCACAGAGTCTTTTATTTAGGAGACTCACCAGATTATTATCAGGGCCTCTAACAAACTATCGAACACAAACAAATCACAGATTACGACGTATAGATCTAGATAAGTACGCATCTCGTTTTACATCTGCCAGCGGTAAGGATTTTAAGAAGACCGCATACAATCCCTATGATAGTTTGCAAGCACAGGCCATGGCTAGCCAGGCACGTACAGAAAGGTATGTAGACTTTGACCAGATGGAGTACACACCAGAGATTGCCTCGGCCCTAGACATATACGCAGATGAAATGACAACTCACAGTGACTTGCAATCAGTTATTGACATTAAATGCGATAATGAAGAGATAAAATTACTACTACAATCTTTATATTTTGATATCTTAAACATTGAGTACAACCTCTTTACGTGGTGCCGCTCAATGTGTAAGTATGGTGACTTCTTTTTATATCTAGATATAGACGAGCAGATGGGCATAACAAGCGCTATTGGTCTCCCAACAGCAGAGGTCGAAAGGCTCGAAGGTGAAGACAAGAAAAATCCAAACTACATACAGTACCAGTGGAATACCGCTGGCCTGACATTTGAAAATTGGCAAATTGCACATTTTAGAATATTGGGTAACGATAAGTACAACCCATACGGTACGTCAGTTCTGGAGCCCTCACGTCGAATTTGGCGCCAACTAACCTTGTTAGAAGATGCAATGATGGCTTATAGGATAGTTCGCTCTCCTGACCGCAGAGTTTTCTATATTGATGTTGGTGCGATACCACCTCAAGATATAGAACAGTACATGCAGAAAGCCATGACACAAATGAAGAGAAACCAGGTCGTCGACCCTGATACTGGCAGAGTTGATCTAAGGTACAATCCGTTGTCAGTTGAAGAAGACTACTTTATTCCAGTGCGCGGAGGCACATCTGGAACAAAGATAGAAGCCCTAGGAGGCGGCAAGTACACGGGTGACATCGACGACGTTAAATACTTGAGAGACAAGCTATTTTCAGCTCTAAAGATCCCGGCTGCCTATCTATCTTCGGATGCGGAAA